TAGAATCAAAATATTTTGATTCTAAGAGTACTTTATTTGTACCCTTTTTGCCAGCGTGTGCATTAGAACCAGTGTTACCACCTTTTACAGCGTCGCCTAACACAAAGTCTTTTGCCTCGATACTACCAGTAGTCTGTAATTCAACACGAATCAATTTTGACTTAGCATTAATTACAGCTTCTACAAAGTTTTCCTCTGAGGAAGTCAAAGTCAAGTCTTCAAACTTTTCTTTCTCTACATCCTGTGAATCTTTAACAGTAACTGTAAATTTACCACCAGTCAATGCAGATTGAGTGATTTTAAGACCATTACTAGCCTCACCAATTACAGCGGAACGATAAAGAACTTTATCAGTACCAATCTTACCAGAAGTAGCTTTTGTGCCACCACGTACAACACGAGTATAAATTACTTGACTAGCATGAGTTAATGCCATTAAAGCACTATATAACCCATATTCACCTTCAACAGGTTCGCCAAAAGTTTTAATTAACTCTTGTTGTGAAGAAATCAAAGTAGGTACACCAACAGGACCGAACCTAGCACCACCTACCATACCGATAATACAAGTAGAGGAGTCTGTAGTATATTGACTTTTGTCAACCTCGTTCATGTATACACCTGGACTTAACATTGTTAGTGTAGCCATTCAAATCCTCCCCAAAAATTTGGATAATTTATAATATATTATAAGTTATTCACTTTACCCATCTTTTGTACATAGAATATTTCTTTAGTATATACAGATATTTATTGTTAATGTTTTCAAGTACTATATATAAAAAGCTATACACTTATATTGTGTATAGCTTTACCTACCATTATTTAATATTATCAACATTATAATGGAAATCATGACACAAATTTCCATCTTGAATTCCACTGACTAATGAATTATATAGCCTAAGTAGTTTATCAAACTCACTCTTATAAACGACATCAAAAGAACTAACCACAGTATCATTAACCGTTTCATCTACTGTCAAAACTTTAGATAATATATCAGCATCATGTAACTCCACTACGTCTTGCTGATAGTATTCAACATACTTTTCCATAATTTAATCCACTTTAAATTAAATTTTTAAGTGGTTATTTGGTGATTCCTCATTCGCTAATTTTAATTCATCCCTAGTCCTAACACCAGGACTAATACCATCTGTATTGAAATCTTGACTAGAAGAATTATTAGAGCCATTATTAGGTTTAATCTTATCTAAATCGTTTTCGTCTAAAGGTAAATCATGGATATCAATAACAACCTTATCAATCTCAAATGCTTTATCTACCCTATAAATATATGCGTGGTCAATATTAATTGTAATTGATTTACGATAAAAACGATTTGTCTCAGCAAAACCACTTACATCCGTATTATCGCTTACACCATCTTCTAATGCTAATTGAAATTCTTGTACATGGTCACCAATATCCATGAATTGAACTCTTAGATATGGTCTTTCAGAAAACTCCATTAACAATTCAGATATAAGACCATCACATACATCACGTTTAGTAGCATATACATCTATTTGATACTGTAGCATTACAGGTAATGAGTGTACCATAACTCTTTTACCCCTAAATTCTACACCTTCTTCATCCATAGCCTTCTGATTCGTCCAACCACGTCGTACTTGACTATCATTATAAAACTCATAATTGACAGAGAAATCAGGAAGTCTACTAATACCTATAAAAGGCATTACTACTTTTCCTTGATGTTCCCTAGCATTTGTTATGAACTGTTCATCTACATCTGCGAAGAACACTTCATCATATAAGCTATGTATCCTATCATACATAGCTAAATCGTATTGATATAAAGGACTATGCATATATTATCTATTTTCCCATCTAATATCAAAATCGTCATATTTATTAACAAACTTCATGAAGTTCTCATGCAACATACCACTAAATGTAGTAAAACTTTCTTTCTGATAAGATTCATCTACCTCAAATCTGAAACCCTTTTTACCTATAGTGGAATAGTAGTCACCAACAATACCAACACGGAATTTACCTAACTTGTCTTTTTCACCTTTATTGCTACCATAAGTATATAAAAGATATGCATTTCCTTCTAAGTCTATAAACAAAATAGAATCTTGCTCATACTTTTCACCTAAGCGTTTAAACACTTTGAGCATATCTTTTTCATCTTTACCATAGACAACAAAAGAGTTCTCTTTCTTAGTATCCCCTGTCTCTTCCTCTTTATAACTACCAACGACTTTATTATAACCAAATCCAGCCAAACGGATATACTTTTCTAACTCTTTTCTACGTTTACTGTTTTCAGATTTATCCAATACTTGTCTATCAGACGTAATAAATACAATAAAGTCTTTACCGATATGTTGAAATAATCTACCTAAACTAGCTTCATTGATAGTTGATATATTTTTTAATTCTTCTAAAATTAAACCATGCTTATCCATTTAAAGTACCTCCATTAATTAACACAATCCTACATCCTTAGTATACCATGTAAACATATAAATGTAAAGTTTTGTTAAGTAGTTACCTTCTACCCCTAGAAGATTTTAAAACCTTCTTATTCCTAAGATATAGATAAGGTACTCTATTGTTTTTAATCCTATCTAACTCTTTTAAATACATCTTATAATACCTAGATATATGTTTAGAGATATAACTAGCTATTGGTCTAAATAAAGGACGAGGTGGCATAGTTTTTTTACCATTTATAGTATTCCTATTTGTACCGTATTCAACATATCTAGCAATCATATTCACTTGTACACCACTATTTGGATATACTTGTTTTTGTTGGAAACCTACAGCTATAAAGTTATTAAACTTCTTAAATATAGTTATATTATTTTTAAGAAACCCAGTAGCTTCCCATGTATTTAAGGAAAAACCCATCCTCTTCTTATATGTTAAATAAGACACGGAAAGCGGCGCCCATTTAGTGCCTTTATACCTCTGAGTATCTATTGCACGTTCAAATTCCTTAGCAAGAGTTACAGCCATAAAGATTAGGAAGTCCATATAATACTGACTTCCTAATTCTTTCTGTATTCTCTTAGAACCTAACTTAAACATATGCTGAGAAACAGTTATATAGATACCATCTATATGCTCCATCTCAACAACACTTCTCAGTATCTTCATTTGATACCTCAATTAAAAATTCTGCTTACGTACCACCATAGAGCCACCACGTACAGCTTTTACTTTATTATCAAAGTCTTTTCTGAAATCATCTTGACTCAAGTAATTTTTAGGAGCATTAGGGTCTACTTCATTCCTACCAGTTACAACCATCACTTTACGATATACTTTATCAGGCACAACAAACTTAGTGCCTTTCTTTTCTAATGCAATAACCCTATTTTGCTCTAATGCTTTCTTTTCTTCTGCAGATAACTCTTTTGCATTAGCACCAGAACTAAATACAATCCATGCATAATCACAGAATTTAGCACCTTGACCTTCTAAGAAACTAAATACAGATGATTTTACATTGTTATGTGTAGAATGGAATATTGTATCAGGTACAACCCTATCACGACTCATATTCCTAATAAAAGCTTCTTCCCTATTAGCAACCACCCATACTAAAGAAACTTTATAACCAATCGTCTTACACATTTTAGCAATATTTGTAATCTTAGATTCTTCATCACCAGTAATATCAAAAATAATATTAGGTAATTTATCTGACATTACAGATTTAAAGAAAGTCTCTTCCCTTTTATCTTTAAGTTTTAAATCTTTTACTTTTTGATGTAACAAAGATACGTCTTCAGGGTTTTTAAAGTTATAATCACCATTACGTTCATCATCAAAGATACCACTCTTAGCACCTTTAACATACAACTGTTTCAATTCATCAACGTCAAAAGTCTTGCCTTGTAACATAATTACATTTTTTAAAGCAAAACCCTTCCCGCTCCCTGCTCCGCCAGCCATAATAACAGCATGACCAAAGTTAGGATTCACTTTACCATCAAACGTAACTACCTTAGCTTCATTGATTGTATCATTATTTAATTGACTTCGTAAAGATTCTACGATTAAGTCACTACTATATTTCATAATTAAAAATTAACCTCAATTTACATTAAATCTACCACCACGAACCTTATCGCTACTCTTTGTATTTTTATCTTTCTTAGGTACTTTATAATCTTCTATGATATCATAATTATCAATATACTTTTTACCTTCTACAGAACCAAATGTCGTAGACATATTATCCTCAGCCTCAGTATACCCTACATTATTGCTTTCTGTATTAGCAAAATTAATACTATCTGCAGAACCTTCTGTGTCGTCATTATCAACTATTTGATTAACATAAGAATCGTGTTCATATGTCCTAAAGTCAGAGGACTTTTCATAATCAGAACTATATCCATCTTCTAACTGTTTAGTCATATACTCTGTATGCCTAGGTCTAACCTCACTACGTTTTAAGAAATGCTCACCATTCAATTCAATCATAGTGAAATCATTCATACGCTCAGGTGCTAATTTACATACCCAATACACACCATACACACTATCCATCTTCTTATCAGTAACCCTAAAGTCTGCAGTATTAATACCACCAAAGTAATATAACCTAATAATAGAATTTTCTTTGACATCTAACAGTTCTTTAGTCATCCAATCTTTATACATTGGTAAATAGACTAATTCAGGACGTTCATCATCCTCTGTATACCACCCAAGATTTTTTAACACCTTAACCTTAGGAGCATCATCAAAGATAACAGGTAAACGAATTGCATCGTCCCACATGAGATTTAAGTCTTGATTGAAATCTTGCTTTTCATACTTACAATTATAAAAATCTACCGTAATCCCAGTATGTAAAGCTGACTCCCAAAACATTCTCCTTTGTAATTCTATGTCTTCATTGACAATAACAGGGTTATTTACACTATGCTGTCTCTCTAACTGATATCGCCAATCTTTACCATATTCGTCAGCCATACACCTACTACCTATATGATACTAACATAAATTCCTTAACAGTACTGAAACCTTTAGCATTCCCTGTGCTTTTAGCAAGTTTAGCATCTAAATCTTTATTTTTTAATACCTCATCAAATAATGTAGTAATAACTTTCTCAGCTACAGATTTGAAATCAGTTGAAACAAATTGTAAATCTTTAACTGCAGTTATATCACATTTAACTTTGAAAGGTTTAAATGTATTTAACGTAGTTACAGGTGCATCTAATTCTTGTACTATAATTTGTTTAGCAGTAATAGTTGTCGTACCATTTGTTTTATCTTCTGATGTAAACGTACCATCACATCTTACAATAAGATTAAGTCTAGCATCTAAATCATGATTTTCAACATAATACTCTACATCTAAAGTATAAGTACCATCCTTAATCTTATGAACCCTAAACCCTGTCTCTACATTGTAGAATTTACCACCTAAAACCCTTTTTAAAGGAGTAAATGTTTTGCTATTACCAATCTTACGTAAATCACCCATGACTGTCTCGCTAACAACGTTCTTTACACCCTCTAAAATAGAGTCATATTTTGTTTTCTTAGTCAAAATTACCATTTATACCACCATATACTATGAATATAATATCTATTAAAATCATATTCTATATATAATTCTTTATGACATAAGAAAAAGAGATACTAAACGTAGTATCTCTTTAAGCTATATTACATATTATTAAGATATAAGTTATATACACCTAACCCTAAGTCAGAATCAGATTTAAAACCATACACACTTTTAACAATATCATTATTATGTTTAAGAAGAGCAACTAAATCTACAGGAGTATCATTTTGTAGACTATTTACAGTAACACCATTCTGAATATAGTTATTTATTAACTTAGAAATATTTTTAAAACTGTCCCTAAGTGACTCTTTACTATCTTCATCTAGCTTGGGAATATAGAAACAACTATGAAAATCTTTGTTGTAATTAATATTCCCAAATGAAGTACTGCAGAACTTCCTCATAAAAGTTAAATACACGTCTGACAATAAAATTGCAAAGTATGCATAATCACAGTCTAATATAAAACTCATATGACTGCCTAGAAACTCTGAATTCCCTTCATATAACCTAAATGATAAAAAGGAATCAGTATCACAAATGAATCTAGGTATACAAAAACAAGACTCTTTGAAACCTCTAGCCTTATAAATAGTGCTACGCCCACTATCCATATACTCTTTAACAATCTTATATATATACTACCTATATGTGAAACAGAATCTACTGTATTAGTAACTAAGAAATTACTAATATCAAACACATAGTAATCACTACATTTAGAGCATATGAAGTCTTGTCGAATTGCTAATATAAAATACTTTTCTAACCATGAATTATCTTTTAAAATAGCACCTCGCTCTTTACTAGAAAATACATGAGTTGTATCGTATACATCTGAACTACCTAATATACTAACAGGATTCAAACTAATATCACACTTTGGTCTTACTAAAGTATCTTTATCTGTATCTAATCCATAAATATTTAGGTTACTATACGTATGAGTTTTACCATATCTATCAATATAGTATTTAAGTTTAACACTCTTTTTAGAAGAAAATCCTAGTACACAACAATATGTCTCTAAAGACTTAAACTCAAATGTATCATACATGAAATCATAATAGATATGACACCGTGACTTAATATAGTTGAAAGTATTATATAAGATAGTGCCATGAACTACACAATCACTAGACAATATAGATGCTCTGATATCACTATTTTGAATAAACTCTGCAGATTTTATATACCAAAAACAACAAAGGTCTAACCCATCTCTACCTTCAAAATTATAGAAGTTATCTCCTATTGTACGTTTAAGTGCTTTCTTCATATTAGAAGAGCCTAAGAATGGTGGGTTAGCTACGATGTATGATAACTTGTCCTTAGGTACAACACTACCCCAATCTGTTTTCAAGGAATCAGCACATGTAATCGTATCACATGAAACTAACTCACCACTAAACCTATAATACTCTAAAGATAATGATAAACTAGCTATATAAGCTGACCTATTATCTAACTCTATACCATAGAAATTGTTAGGTTTAATAAAATCGGAATATTCACCATCTTTTTGCATGCTTAACAATAAATGATATATGTATACTAAGATATTACCACAACCACAAGCAGGGTCAAAGAAAACTAAATGACTGATATCACTATATACTTTAGTATCTGATTCTTTAACTCTACCCAATAAATCATTATAGAATAAGTAATCTATAATTCTATGTATATCTTCTTTTTGTGTATAATGAACACCATTACTATGACGATGACTGGCATCTAGTAATGATTGATATACATTCCCTATTAACAAACAATCATACTCTAAAGAGATAGTATCCAAATAAGACACTATCTCTTGTATATAATGTAGTGTTAATGCTACTATAATCTTTATCACTAAAATAATGATATAAAATTTCAGCTACACTAACCTCATTACCTTTAATTTTGTATTTTGAAGTTAACCACTTTACAAGATTTAAAACAGTATTCACTCTTGACCTCTATTAAAATAAAACTCTTTCCCCAATGCTACCATATCACGCTTAGGAAATTTCCCTACAACCTTATATAATGTAGTACCATCCTCATCTGAGAAAAACTTACCAAATTCAAAATAGTTTACAGTAGTATCTACTTTATCAGTAATGTATTCTCTCTCTTCAACAGGACATACTAAATCTATACACACATCTTTGAAAAACTCAGCAAAACTATCATGAGAAAGAAAACCAACAGAAACACCATTCTGATAAATACCATATACCATATTAATTGCATCCATAACTATTACCCCCCTAGTATACCCATTGACTCTCATACAAACCATTATCTCTATTGTAATGTTTTAACACTACTTCTTTGTAGCCTAGCTTTTTAGCCATATTTAATACAGCTACTGTAGCTACTGTTAAGCCTGTTACATACAATACAAGAGTATCAGATGTCTTAACTAAACTATTAAATGCAAGCATCTCTAATTTACCAAAATTGAACATATCTTCAATTTCATCAAAGACATAAGCACTAACAGGCATAGCATGTCTGCCTCTAACTAAACCATAAACATCTGCATCTACCTTAACAGGTTCGCAATCCCAATATCCATTGTCATAGACAATAACAAAGTCTTCTACTTCTGCCATATTTAAAGCTATGAAATTATGATAGTTATATACGCTCTTTTTCATTTTAAAATCTCCTCTTATTATAACACATTATTTTAAATCCACTAAATAATGTTGAATTCCATCACCATCCATAGCATGAATGGAGTCTTTATGTACTAACTTCCATCTGAAAGTTTTGTACTTAGTTGTTTCAATATAATCTAATAACTTACAAACTTCATCCTCAGTATAGTTACCGTTAGTGACTAATTCATTTAATGAAATTTCATATTTGGAATTATCTTCTTTTGAAACACAATAAATCTTAAAGTTTTTCATTTTCTTTCTCCTTTAAATATCACCCTTACCACACTTATAGTATACCACATACATAATAATATGTAAAGTTTTGTTAAGTTATTCTTTTCAAAAAATAAGAGGTATGATGTCAACGCACCATACCTCTATACTATCTAAAGTATTTACTCTTATTCAGTTGTATAACAATATTAATATTGTAAATCCATGTAACGTCTGCCATGCTGAATAGCATCTTCATAACTATTCATTACGATATCAACATGGTCAGGGTCGCCACTACCAATTCTATCACCAACGATGTATGGAACACCATCCAACCACACTTGTGTGCCTAAAGGTAGAAAATCAAGAGCAACATAACCCTCTTGAATCCACAAACCATTAGCCATGTATCCAGCTTGCTCATGAGGAGTATATGCAGTAGTCATTACCATACGTGCATCTGCACTGCCTACAAATCCAAAAAGAACACCACAAAATGTTAGAATTGATAATACAGCCTTAATCTTATTAGACATAGATTAAAACGGCCTCCTTTCGTTTCGTTATGCTTTTGTTACCCATCATCATTATAATCGGCTAAAACATGCTCCATATAACTAAGATAATAAACATACGCTTCACTACTTCTACTTGTGCAGTCGTTATTCTCACTTCTTTATAAGAATAATACTCTTACATTATACACCAATCTAGAAAGAATGTACAAGTCTTATATATAACTTACTACACCTTAAAACCCTAAAATAACACTCATCTCTTCTACCATCGATGTATAATCTAAATACGCTTTATATAATTCAGAATCTCTCGGTATACTGCTAGAACCCATGTAAAGAGATAATATATCCCTAATAATATTTCTCTCTTCTGTTACATATCTAATATGACATTTTGATACACTTGTAGTACAACCATTAAGACCTTTATGAACTTGAATCTTAACAAATCTATGTTCTCCTAAAGAAATATCTAATGTACCACTATTAAATGAGAATTTACTACTATGTCTAATAGGTGAAAGATTCGTACCAACCTTAATCATCCCATTGCCACCTACATATGTAAATCCCCTAATATATTGAAAATTACCATTACCACTTACATAATCTAGAATATTACCGCATCTATCAATCTCATCTAGCATGATAGACGTTGCAATCCTAGCTAAAAGTTCATTACTCTTTTTATGTAATTCATTAAACCTATTAGCATTAATCTCCCTATAGCTATGCATCTTCATTACCCCTCTTAATAATTTCAGACAATGTAGACCAATGACCACCTACGAATGACTTTACATCTTTTGTATCTAACTTATTATTAGACATTTCATGGTCTGTATAATGAAATCTCCACTCTTCCATGCCATCACAAATTTCATGACGATAAAAATATCCTTTAGTAGTGAATATCATTAAATCAATCGCTACCTCAGGAGAGCCATATCCACTATTAAAGTAATCATGTCTTGCTACTTTACAGAAATCTTCCCAAGACATGTACCCACAACTAGTCATGATAAATAATACATCTTTTGTACGCATATGATACTCATGTAAACTACGAATGAAATCCATAATCAAATGCGTATTGCCACGTCTTTTAATTTTACTAAGAACCCTACTCATAACGTAATCTCCTTTTAAATATTATAAGTAAAATATATCTACATGCCAATCATACCATAGGTGTAAAGTTTTGTAAATATAATAAAAAAGAGTGTATGAAAACATATCATACACTCAAGCATTATCTAAAAATTATATGTACACCACACATTGCTAAAATCATTAACAATAATACAGTTGCAACAGATAATAAATAATACCACATATTCTTATCTACAAAGTAATCCTGTATAACAGATAAAATTAGTACTGATATTGTTAATACTAACACAAAAGAAACTAATACCATATATCACCTAAATACAAAGAAATCTATTCGCATACATAATAGCACGTTTTACATTTTCAAACTTAGTAATGTGATTAACACATTCTTGTACATGTACTTGATTATCAGAAAAGAAAATAAAACGAATTGCCCATTCATTAACTGTATACTCAATCGTAATTGTACTATCCTCTTGTACAGAAACATCTACATCTGTACAAGAAATAGGTCTTGATAACTTTGTACCCTTAACAAAATCTACTACATTCTTAACTTGATTAGTTAAATCCATTGTATTATAGTCTTTTTTAAAAAACTTAACTAATTCAATAATATCTTCCTCAGAATGTACTACCATAATAAAATCCCCTTTTTAAATTAAATAGCACTAGCATCTAATAACTTTTTAAATTCTTCGATAGCTTCCTCTACAGACATAGCATCTAAATAAAGTAAATCTACTACATTATTTTCTTCGCTTAATGTATCATAATGATACATACTAATCATATCCCTAGGAAGAAATTCAATGTCCAACTGAGTCCCATTAACAGCTTGAATAGAAACAAGAATACTACCTATAGCTGAAGATAGAATTGTTACACCACATCTCCTATGCCAAGGATTCGTTTTATCTAAATCATATACAGACTTAATAAACTCTTTTGCATTAGATATGACATCTGATGCTACTGCATTCCCATCTTCTAATTCTATAAAACTATCAATCGTATCAACCCAAGTATCTAATTTAGACGTTTCTTTGTACAATCACTAAATCCTCCCTCTTTATCTTTATACAAATCAAATATAGAATCGATTACACTATTACCATTAATATATGAAAAACACCCCATGCATTTTGTAATAAAAGCCTTTAAAGGAATTGTAATATATACATCCACTCCATGATAATGATAGTCAGACTTTACCAACATATCAAATGAACCACAAGGAACAGTATATACATAATCTTCCTCTAAATCTGAATACATAACCATATATGCCATGTCTCTAAGTGAGATATTGGTATAAATATACGAGTTCTCGAACTGTTCTTCAAAACCTTCAACATCTAATTTCATGTAATCTAAATAAGGTTCAGATGGATATTCTCCATACTCACCTTCCCTACCTATACATAGTTTAGCTTCTATATTACAATCTCTTAGACTTATATTTCTTTGATAACACGTTAAGAACTCATCCATGACTTACACTCCCTTAAAACTCATAGCCATTTTTAATTAAATTCCTATAATCACTATCAAAATATGGTGTAGCCATTCGATTATGCTTATTACCAGTCATTTCACATACATAATAACCACTTACACTAGGCTTATATCCAGAACTCTTAGCATACTCAGGGAATACTTGAAAACTAGATTGATAGATATCCCATACTTGACGTGCTACAGGTTTTTTAACAAATTTATTATGTTCAATTCTGACCCTAGGTCTAATCATAGGTTTATGCTTATGTTCAAACCAATTCACATCTGCATTAAAATAATCATAAGCACCCTCTGTAGAACGATGCTTATGTAATATTTGATGTATGTATAGGTTATCATTTACATTAAAGTATACAATACCCATACAACCTTTATATAGCGATTTATCACCTAATAAACTAGCAATCATCTCTTCAATAGTGATATATGCTTCATTATATGCACGTTTAGGGTGATTACCCTCCACAATACCAATCAACTGACCACTCTCGTATAACGGTCGAATATCATCTACTAAAGTATAAATCTGCTCACTACCACTACACCACTCTTCAAGTACATTACCTTTAGAGTTCTTAGTCGTAGTATTTGTACAATCACCACCTAGGATAACTTTACACCTATCTCCAAGAGATAACAAGAATTTAACAGTATCTTGTAAATATCTCCTATCATTTAAACCTTGATGTACATCGGATAATACAGCTAAAGCGGCTTTATCGCCATCTACCCTACATTTAATAATATGTTGCTCGTAGCTTTTAGTTAATTTATCTAATTGTCCCATTAAAATATATTCACTTTCTTTTTATCATAAAAATAGTAGTGATATCAATAGCTTCTATCTACTGACACCACTACTATATATAGATAATACGCTATTTGCCTACATTATAGCACATTATACTCTAAATGAATATACTTATTACTATTTTTAACCAATTTCTTTAATTGATTCTAATACACCATCTACAAATGTCAACTCACAAACTACATTATCTTCGCTTGTTAAAATAGCTACACATTTACCTTCTGCCTCAGCTAATATGTCTTGTGCAAAATTGTATGTTTTACCATTATAATTAAAAGAATTCATATCAATATACCTCACTTACTACTTAATCTTATAAGAAATCAAAAGAATCATCTATACTAGCAAAAGCACTCTCTACACTAGCTAGACCATCACCACCAAAACTACTATTCATACCATCCTCAGACATAAATACATAGGATTCACCATCTGCATACACAGTTACTGGGTCGTACATAGTCTGACCAGCACGATTTTTTAATATCTGTACTTGTGCTGACTTCCTAGCTTTTAAGTCCTCTGATGTATATGTAGTAAATACCCTAGCACTACCACGCTCTAACTCATTCGCATCTGCTAAACAAGTAATATCATATCTACCATCATTACGACTTGCTTTTTGCCAAGAACTACGATTGATTTGTGCTAATAGTATCATTGTTAATTGACGTACTTCCTCAGTACCATCTTCTTTAATTTCTTTCTTAAAGTTCTGTGCTAACCGTCTAAAGAAAGTAACATAACTATTAATCTGTGAGTTAGCATCATAAGTAACACCTTGACCACTAAATTTACACAACTGTATATAGTCTACAATAACGCAATCAAGTTTACCACCTAATTTATCATCTACTTTCTCTATAACACTAGAAATCTCACCAAAACTAAATGTCTTGAAATCAGATTCGTCTAGAATGATAACCTTACCACGTTTACGAGTATTGCCCTCATCATCGATGTAATCATTCTTTAAATCAGGCTCTACCTCGTTAAAGATAAAATCTTCCTCATCATCTGTCATAGTACCCCAACGCATCTTAGCATGTGATACAAAATTATACCTCTGAAACTTTGTATTATAACTATGACAAGCTAACAAGTTCCAATTAATATCTTCCTTAGGAGTCTCAAGAGATAAATAACACACATTATACCCCAACTCATATGCATTAAGATGTGCGATATTTAAAGAGAACGTAGTGTTATGTGTTACATACCCATTTAAACAATACGTAGGAGAACCATCAACAGTCAAATCATACATGTAACATTCAGATTCTTCTATATCAGTTACAGTATTCCATGTTAACTCAGAACCAAAGAACTCATAGATATCATCTTTAGAGATAGGAATATATTCTTTGTTACCTAAATCTTCATCATTCATTTCATGTAATTCTAAACGATGAGCCACATCACTATATGTATCTGCACCTACTACATTAATAAAATTATTTAATGAGTAAGAGCCTTTAATAAATAACTTACTATTTACAAAAACAGTAGAAATCCCTAATGCTGATAATAATCGACTTACAGAATATGCTTTCTTATCATTAAGAAAATACATAAATGTATTCCCACCTTTAATTACATACCCTATATGCCTAAATAGTTCGCTGATGAAAGCCTTCCAACAATTCAAACCTTCTGTAAATAAGTTATCATCAAAAGCTTCCTGTGTTCTAGCAATTACCTCTGCTTTATGTCCCCAATCTAACTCATCACCACGATGACCATCATGAGTATATTGTTTTAATGATTGTACAATTCTATCACCACATTTAATATTCTGTGCTTCAACCCATTCTAATCCTTCATCTGTTAACACACGAAATCTATGTACAGGTGATGTCTCAATAGGTATGCCACCAATATAAATGATATAAGACTTTTTTACACCTTCATCATGTACAGCTACTAACTCACGCATACCAAATTCTGATTGAACCAATAAGTCTTTAACACCACTCTTAAATAGATGATATACTTCTTTAATAGTTAATAAACCTTTATTAGTACGTACACGCTCTTTTTCTGATACACACTTATACTGCGATGTAAAACCAGCTATCGTAGTTACAGTCCCAGGACTCATACCACCAATCTTATCATCAATCTCTGGTATACCAGTTACTAAACCTACAGGACGTAACTTCTTATTATCATATTCTTGCTTAGAATCTATTTCAATATTGATATCCTTAGCTTTATTACGATTAGACAATGAAGTTAACTTAGTAAATTCTTGTGCAATATCATCTGTGATACCATCACTCTTTACCTTAGCATTTAATTCATCTAACCGATTAGCAATATATTTATTAACCCTCTTATCAATGAGATTAAAAATATATACCCTAAAGTCGTTGATACCAATCTCTTCTGCTACACGTAAATCATCCTCTACAGGATACTCACTAAACATTTTAATAAATAAGTCTAAGCTAGGAGTCTCACCACTAACCTCATATGATTTAATGATAAAATCCATGAACTTACGTTCTACATCACTTAACACACCATCTATCTTAAACTGCTTCTTATAATTATCTGCTTCTTCTTCAAAGATTCTAAGATAATCAACATAATAAGGGTCAGACTTAGATAAACATGAATATATTACATTTCTCATTTAACATACTCCCTATTAATATAAATCAGCTACATTAGAAGAAACCTCTGCTACTGTTTCAGTAGTTTTAGTAGTCCGTTTTCTAACTGCTTTCATAGCCTTAGTATCATTACTATTGAAGATAGATGGTATATCTTTATTCAAATCTACAATAACAAAACTATCGCCTGACTTAAATAGGTCATAAATAGCTTTATACCCATCTCTATCTAACATATCAGTCATGAACCCATGAAAGTATAGCCAATTTATTTTATTAGGTAACATACAACGATTAGTAATTACATTACCTACTACACTAGCATTACGTGTTGGAATCATTTCACGGTTGATATATACACATAATATCTTTTCCGTAATATCTTGTAACGAATACATTTTATCTTCATCCATTAGATGCGTGTTTTCACTACCACGATTACCCCAAAAGATATCATGTAACTGCATCATACTACAATAATAATATGATTGTAATGTATCAAACCGACTCATTAACGCTAAGAATAATTCACGATGTATATCCTGACCACCTATGAATAAAATATTCTTATTCATATCAATCGATGATAACTGTTTTGCTAGTTCATCAATACGTTTTCCATACGCAACTTTATCAGATTTAAACGTGTCTACATTGATTAAGTTCTTATAATGTAGGATAAAGTTCTTTGTATGAAAGTTCTTATCGTATATCACACGTCCATACTTATCCACTTCAATCTCCTTCTTAATAAAAAAGTATATGTATATTGAGTATTATACCACATATACAAATACTTTACACTATATTAAATAGTTATCTCACCATCTAACCCTACAGATGCAACAGGTACATCTTCATCTGCAGTATCTAAAATGGTAGACATTTCTTTCTCTTTAGATTGAATCACTTGTTTTTCCATTAATAGGAAATTAAGAATCTCAAAATTAACAATGCAATCGCTAATACGTTTTTTCATAATACCAGCATCTACTTCGCTAATATTATCAATTTTAGATAACAACTCTTTAGATACCTTAATACGCTCACCTAATGTATCAATTTGAGATTGTAACATACTAACATTTTCTTCCATATTTTCTACCCCTCTACATATACTATGTCTGTATTGACATTACCACTATACTTATTGCACATCAAAGGAAATACTGTCTTTTCTTTAGTATTATGTATATCCATAAAACCAAAACTACTCTGTCCTTTAACAATAATAAATTGTTTATCCTTATTGTTTTTAAATGATATGATATCACCTACAAACAATAATTTACTATTACAGTCTAACACATCTGTAGACTGACGTATAGTATTATAATCAATCTCTACACGTAGTACATTCGCATCTGCCTGTAATGTAGCCTCATTGACAAGTAATAAGTAATCCTTACGTACATCTTCAAAATGGCTATGCTTTTGTACATAGCCATAATAAAAACCCATATACTCTTTTGTAGCATCATCTTTATCTAATGCTTTAACTAGATGAGGTCTTGTAATCGATACGCAATCGATATGATGCTTATTTTTGTTGCAACAAGATTCCATTTCCTACCTCTAAGTACTTACCACTATTCACATAATAAATATCTTCAAAAGAATATACTGTATAGATAATACCATCATCTGTAGTTACCTTATAGATATTAAACACGATAGCATACAAGAAATTGAAATCTGTACGAATGCTATAAAAGATAAAGATGATAAATGCTACTATCAATATAGCACACATAGATGTACTCTCTACAGTTAAAAACCCCATTGGTAATACAATCTTGCCAATGAAATCTAATACATAAGGAAATACATTTGTATCCCTCTCTGCACCACATACTTCATAATGACTAGCATTTTTAAAATGCCAATTCTTTCTAATCTTAAATATAGTTACTAATAGATACCCTATCAATAACAAGAAACAAACTACTGCAGTTGGTATAAACATAATATATTAACCCCCCATATCTTATCTACCTCTTAAATGCATTAGCAATAATATTAACATAATCATTTAAGTTAGACTTAAATAACTCATTAGCCATATTAATATTGTCTGTAGTAATGTAGTTAGATGCAACAATAGCAATAAGCATCTCTTTACTAGGAATTAGAATCATGCATAGAAAACTAATAATAGATACAACTAATAGAGGATATTTAAACTTACTCGCAAAATTAATATCACTCTCTATCTCTAAATAAGATTTATTAATCTCAACGCTTTTACTACCCATAACCCCAGTATAAGAATCATACTTATTCAATACAAACTTTCTATCTAAAAGATACCAAACCCAAAAGAAATCAAAAATCATAATAAGTGGAAAAACTACATGATTAAATCCATCTATATTAACCAAGACTTGTAGCCAAAAAATAGTCCACGGACTAATGACAGGTTCCATAACTCAAACCACCCCTTTAATATCTCGTAATCTATAAAATGCATATAACTCAGCTATAGAATTGATAGCCACCATTCCAGCCTGTAATATAATAGCTGTATCTATACATAACCCACTACCTATAAGTACACCTATACCACCACCAACTAATGAACCAAATAAACAACACGACTTATTTAGACTATTGAAAGACGTTAAATCGTCTCCATGAATTGTATTGTTAATACTATCTAATAACATGACACCCCATATAGTGGCTAATGTACCATTTGAAATAGCAATGCCTATAAACCGAATAGTTGGGTCATCAACTGAAAATAATACAATGACTGCATAGATAACAGCATCCAACAACCCAACAATTGGTGCATACCTTTTAAACAATTTCCTAAATGAGTTTTTACTTAGAAAACTATTAATAGTTCCAGCTAAACCAGCGTCTAATATGTTAGCGATACTTAATGTACTAGCATTAACTAGACTCATAAAGTATATCTGTACTGTAGGTGTAGTAAATCCAAATACAATATTCTGCATAGTCGCAATTATAATGATAACAGCTTTAATCTTAGTCAACATTTTCTATCTTTACGTAATCGTTTAGGTGGTTCCTCAATATATGCCCAACAATTTAATTTATTAATTGACATATTAAATAAGAAATCATCACTCTCACTTAATACGGTTACTTCACCCACTTCATCTAGTTTACGCAATCTTCCAACATAATACTCATACTCATCATACTGTACTAAAATTAGCTTATCAAATAAAGGAAGAACTTTTGAAAAATCATTCCATTTTAACTTCATAGTAACTAACCCCCTATCTTTTTCATGAAATCTCTATCGTTACGCATTTTACGATAAAAATCTTCAGCTTCTTCACGTTCTATATTATCTTTTAATTTCTTACCAATCATATTGATATACACCAATACAACTAATACTATAAAAGCTACTACAATCATTGTTATATCTCCTTATATGATTAAAGCGGATATAAATCCGCATTAATCACAAATACATCAAGTAAAGAAAGAATAAACAAAATAATCAATACCAACTTGTACCATTTAGTAGGTGCATACCCTTTGGAATGTGCATATACAAGTACCAACAATAATACTACTAATAACATAATTGGTAAACCACTTAAACATCTTACTAATTCCATTTTCTTTCTCCTTTTGAAAAATAATATCTGTACCACCTATCTGGTACATATATAGTATAACATAATTGTAAAGTCTTGTAAAGTTAATAATATAAAAAGAGGTAGAATTTTCTACCCCTTTTCTCTATTTATCTACATATAATTCATCTGTATCTTGTAATAGATGCATGCATACGACTTTAAAGAATTCATCACAAGAAATCTTCTCACCACTATCTGTCACCATATAGTAATTATTATCTGCATCCCTACGAATATATTCTATCCCTAAATGCTGTAATACATCTGTTACACTCGTATTAATATTAGCCATGTACACCCCTACTCTAAGATAAATGATATAGTATTATAAATCGATACTATGACAATACACAGTATAGATAATATAATTGATGCCTTAGTGTATACCTTACAGAATATATCTAACTGATATGACCTACTAACACCTATCACTACTGATACTAACATAATGATAAATACATACAATGATACACCTAATATAGAATACACACCATATGCAAAATCTAGAATAGCGTTAATACCTTCCATATACATCACCTTAATCTATTAGATAATATAACAAAGGTAACTTATTAATATCACCCACATATGTAAAGAATCGATGTAGAGCCTTAGGAATACTTTCTTCCCTTACACTATCACTTGAATATGCATACAATTTATTTCCAACCATATCTAAGTAATCATACCCAAGAATCATATATTCTGTCGCTAATACCTTCGCTATATCTTTGACATTAACCTTTGAACTCATGTTCTGTAATGTAGCTAATACTATGTCTGTAGATTGAGTAGTATCTTCTGTTTCTACTTCATTATTAACTGTAGTATCTACATTACTACTTTTTTCTTCTTTCTTACGTACAGCATAATCTTTATACGCATACTCCATAAGAGTACTTAATCGATTCTTGATATGATGCATATCATCATGATTTGTATCATATAATTCATATGTCTTACCTACCCTATCAATAAGATGTAACATAGAATTTACATGAGTCTTAAACGTATACAAAGCCATCCTAGTATTAAACAACGCTAAATATTTATAAGCATCACTTTCAGATGCCAAGATATAATCATATACATTATCCCATTCTTTATCTTCTACATATACATCTCTAGTAGTGATATCACCATTATGATATGTTAATTTCAATGTAAAGAACCTATCATAGTTATTCATATCATGTACTAACTCAATATCCTCTACTTCATCATGTACACCATGCAACTGTTTAGTAATTCCATTCATAATAGTTAATAAACCCTTACGAGCAGAAAGTACATATTCTAGTGACCTAAACCCTGTCTTCTCACGTAATGTATCTAATGTATACATCCAAAAAGACGGTAACATTGAACCTTTACACATCAATACGTCATCTTCTTCACCACTAAAATATTCATTAGAAATAAAATCAAAAGACTGAGTCACAGAATAATCATAGAATACATAATCTTTAGGATGATACATTAACTCACTCATCATAACTAACATAGCAATACTATGTGTAAACCTTGTATGACAATACCATGTAGCACCTAATACTTTTAAGTAATCTAACATCTTAACAAGTATATTAGATATGACATACCCTCTAGCATCCATATCAGCATTAACGACAGGAGTATTATCTATATCAATATACTGGTCTAATGGTATAGTCATTTCACGATACCCACGATTGAATGTAAAGTCATTATCAACTATACATTCTACCATACCATCTAATGTCTCTTCATTAAGAGTAATCGCATGACATATCTGCTCTAAGAAAGAATATGTATGATTCCTTACTAGATGACGATGATAGTATATTACATACAAATTCATAGCCTGTGATATATGAGGATGCGTATCTTCATATGCATACCCTATGTTATCTAAGAACATCATATCGATATTACTAAACTTAGCATAGCCATCACCATACACATCACTTAGAATTCTATCCGTATGAGAAACCATAGCACTGACTATATCAAAGATTGTTACATCCTCTAATGAATGATTATTACGTGTACACATTTTAAGTGCATCTCGTAAACGATGAACTTTAGAATACGTATTATAATGTGAAATATCATTGAATCGTATACCTAAACTACCATCTACATCTCGTATGATATATGTATTTACTTCCTCAGCAAGTGATTCATCAAACATGAATTGATATTTAATCCGTGTACTTCTCTCACTATCAGATATATCTTGTAAACATTTAGTATACAATCCCTCTAAATGTTTACAACGATTAAGATGTAGTTTAGATGCCATATACATTAACTCTTCAATTGCATCGACTACTTCATGTACTGCTATCTCTTTCTTATCTGTAAACGCTACATACTTCATAATATCAAAAGACAACCTAATATCATCACCACGGTTATTGTACATATGAAATGGATAATGCCACTTATCCTCCTCACAATATCGTACACAACAATTTAGATAATCCCCATCTACAAAAAATGTATATGCGTCATAACACATTGATAGGAAATCTAGAAACCCTTTGAAACTATTTCCCTGTAGTAATTCATGTGTTGTGAAATTAGGACATAACTTAGCAAGAGTTTTATCAGTCATCGCCTTAGCACTGACTTCATATAAAGGATAAATAGCATGTGTTAATACATACTTTAATCTATTTAGTAACTTCCCTACCGTCATATCTGACTTTCCATCTAATGCCCCTAAAGCATCTAATACTTCCTCACTAAGTTTATAGTTATAAAAGTCACCATTGAAATCTATTCCACATGAATCAATAGAAGTAATGAGTAAATCATAACTTATGTTCTTAGCCTTAAATTTCATCTTATAGAATAAGTCTACACAGCTGACATAATCCTCAGCTGTGAAACGTATCTCTTGTACTGTGTAGTCCATAATCTAATCTCCTTTTATTATTTACACATAAACACGTAGTATGTTAATGGTAATAGTTCTACTTTATCAATATCATAGAATACACGTCGTAACGAATTAGGAATGTATTCTTGACGATTATCTTCATATGCATAGACTACTAAATTATCCCCATCACGCATCATGACATCATATCCACTATTAATGAACTCTAATGCTAAATCACGTGCTAATACTTTAGAAGAGTTAGTATCAGATAACATACTTAAATCACGACCACGTCTATAAGTATTACC